GCCAACGTGCGTCACGCACAACGCCAATTGCTTGCTCCTGAGAGCCTGCCTGGCTCGGTCTCTAATTACGACGACGTTACTGTTTTTTGCGCAGTGGAATTGCCCAATCGGCGTATTGAGGTGGAGCTTCCCCGTGCATTATTCGATGACAACCTAAAATTAGGAATGCCTTTTTCCTTGACCTTTGGTCACGAAAATGGATTGCGTCGTCCGATTATTACTCCTCGTGTGGCGAATAACGAAGCGGTTCAAGCTGACCTCGCTCGCATCAAAGAGATATTTGATAAATTATAAAAACTGATTTGCTTAGACTGCACTTTCTCAACGTCGATCATGGCGACTGTATCGTGCTTGAGCACGAGAGTGAAGGCGTAAGGTCGTTCGCTATAGTCGATAGCAATTCAAACGCCAAGGATGAGCCTCGAGCTCTTCTCAAGCTGCGTGCGATCGGCGCAACCCACCTAAATTTCGCAGCTGTCACTCATCCTCACGCAGATCATTTCCTCGGTATGTCAGAGGTCCTGAAAGAATACGCTGGCAAGACAGAAATTTTTTACACTTTCCCTATTGACCGTGCCGAACTAAAAAAAATGATCGGCGCAGTGGTGCAATCTGTAACGGGTATTGACGACCAAATCTATAGTCGGAGTGCTCGGCAGTTTGCCGAAGTCATGATGGCAGGCAAGGAGATAGCAGAGTCTGAGGAGGGAGATTGGATAACCCCACTCGGCGAATCGACAACTCTTATGCCGAGCGGATTTAAGGGTGTGAAATTCACGGCGATCCTGCCACCTGGCCGGGTAAAAGGGAAATTCTTCGAGGATATCCAAAATAATCAATTTGATTTGCGTGAACGAAATTCTAATAACGTCAGCATGGCGTTGTTAATCGAATATGCGGGACATGAAATTATTTTGGGCGGTGACGGAACCAAAGAAAATTGGTCATTCCTCCAACGCGCACGGAGCCGTGCAGGTCTCGAGTTCGCTCCTACCGTCGTCAAGCTCCCCCATCATGGGTCGGAAGAAGATAGCGGGAAAGCAGTACTCGATCTTCTCTTCCAGAATCGACCTCAAAAGGTCACTCCTATCGCCTGTATATCGGCAAACGGGCGAACTCACCCTTCCAATGAAGTGCTGGATGAGCTAATTGCCAAGGGCATCCATCCGTATTGCACCAATTTAGCCGAGCGATGTGGCGCGAAAGCTAGAGAAATGGTAACCAGCGCCGATTGCGAACCTGAGCTCGCGCGCTTTTTGAATTCAGTCGCATCAATAGATAGCGTCGGCCGCAAACAGCCTTGTCAAGGAGACATTTCAATCACGTTTGCTGCCGACGGCTCCATAGATGTCGCCACCCAATATAACCATCCGTGCGCCTACCGCGGGGAATACGAATTCCTCGCAAATCTTGTTCAATAAGATTGCTCAGCTTTTCGGAGACCGCCCCTAAGCGGCCGCCCCCCCCTTAGCGGGGAGGGGGCCAAGTTCCTCCAAAAGACAACGGAAGGTGCGTCAAAACGCGTCAAATTCGATGCTGCCCGGCCTGGCTCCTAAGCCACGCCGGGCTTACTTTTGCCAGTGACGCATTTTTGAGTCAAAACAGCCCTATGTAGCGGGCAGGCGCGGGGTGGGGGCAACTGCGCGCGCCAGGCTGAAATTGCCCCAAAACATTCCATTTTGACAACATATCGAGGAATCGCCGTAGGCGGCTCAGGACGGCCCAGGCGACGCCGATGCAATGGGACAGCTCTGCCCTCGCCCGCATCACTCTCGCCTTGCCTTGACGCTCTGCGCAGGTCATTGCGCCCGTCTCTTTGTCATGGCAGTCAAAGAGGAAGCCGGGACATCGCTTTGACAATTTGTAATCGATCGATTACAATAACTGCATGTTCTCAATAAAACCACTCCCAGAATTCACGGCATGGCTCGACGGCCTGAAAGATTCCTCGGTTCGCGGCCTTGTCGTGGCGAGAATCAAAAGATTGGAACGCGGACTCATGGGGGATGTTGAGCCGGTTGGCGAAGGCGTCTCGGAACTTCGCATCCATGTGGGGGCGGGATGGCGTGTGTATTTCACGCAGCGCGGCGGGCATGTGGTCGTGCTACTCGTTGGGGGCTCCAAGCGTTCGCAAAAGAACGATATCAAGCGCGCTAAGGCGCTCGCAGCGATGTTGGATTAACGGAAGGAAATGACTATGACCAAACGAATTAAAGTTGACGAGTTGCCGGAATTCGACGCCGCCCCTTATCTCGATAACGAGGAAGCCATTGCGGCCTATCTCACCGACATTCTGGAAGCGAACGACGCGGCTTTGCTGGCGTCGGCACTTGGCGACATCGCGCGTGCTCGTGGCATGGGCGAAATTGCCAAGTCGGCAGGCATTACACGCGAGGCGCTCTACAAGGCTTTGCGCCCTGGCAGCGCCCCGCGCTTTGACACGGTCAACCGTGTTTGCGCTGCGCTCGGTGTGCGCCTGGTGGCGCAAGCCGTGCATAGCTGATCGCGCACGAAGTTACTACTGTCGCCGACCGCAAATAGATAAGGCCGCATTGTGCGGCCTTATCTTTTCTATCTACCGTTGCGCGCTCGCGCCGCCTCTTCCTTCTCGTAGTCGTCCCTGCAATCGTCATTGCAAAACAAAATCTCAGGCTGTAGTGTCTCATCGCAAAAATGACAGTGGCAGTCCGGCAGCAAAACAGGCCGGCGACGCACGGCGGCGAGGCCGGCGGAAACAGTTGCAAAAATTCGGCTGTCAGCGATATCGGCGTGGTCGCTCATGGTCTATTCTCCCGTGGATAAGTTGTAAGGTTCGAAGCTGATGACTTGTTCGCCGGCCCATTCGTTGATCGCCTCGAACTGCGCTTGCAGCGGCGCAATCTCATGGCGTGCAAAGACATTGGCGGCCGGCACGATGGCACCGAAGCCGCCCGAGTTGCTGGGAACGATCCCCAGCAGTTGCGGCGGCACGCGATGCGCGGCCAGCACGTCATCGCGCGTGGCCGCTTTGATGTTAAAAAACTCGTCCTTGGCCGCAATCTCCGACACCGGCAAAATCTGGATGCCGTCCTTCTTGCCGCCTGGTGCGTACATGAACAGATTGCGGAAATTTCCCGGCCCCTTGCTCTCGCGCAGCGCGCGGCGCAAGCCATCGACATCCTCCTGGCTGTTCGCCGTGTCGGTCATGTACATGATGAAACCGGCGTGAGAACCGTTCTTGTAGTAGCGCCGGCGGAACAGCGTCGCCGATTCATTGAGCCAAGCTGATTGCAGCGCGCTCAGATACTGCGGCACGCCGTACAGTTCCTGATTAACGTCGGGCTCCAACATGTGCCAGACAGAACCGGGCTCGAACTCATACGACGCTTGCCCGTTCGTGACGAAAAAATAGCGGCCGTCCCCGACGCCGCGCCGCGTGTATTTCGCCAGCGCAGGTTTGATTTTCAGCAGGCGGTTCGTGGCGCTGCGCCGCGCCTCGGCGTAGCAGTTGCCGAACGTCAGATGATCGAGCGCCAGGCGCTTAAAATCCTCGCGCGACAAGATCGGAGACGGCTTAAAAGTCGAGGTCAAAATATTGACCTTGAACAGGATTGCGCTGCTGTGGTGAACGCTGGCCGTGAATGACTTCGCCAGGCCTGCCAGGTCAACCGGCGGCTCGTACCAGTCGCCCACGCGCCAGCACTCGAAGCAATCGAAAATCTCTCGGCTGTCCAGCACCGAGACAGGATCGCCGAACGTGAAGGATTCGACCCGACCGGCGGGTTCCGTGGTCGCCGCCGGCGACACGTCCGCCAATGGCCGCGCGCCGCCGTATTTCTTGTTCTTTCTCATGCGTACATCTCCATAAACGATTGACTGGTTTGTGTGCCGCCTTCGAACGGTTCGTGATCGAGGGCATGCATCACCGCCCACGCAAGGTCTGCATGGCCGGTTTCTTCGGAGCGTCCGGCGTCATAGGTGACGGCACGGCCGCTGGGGGTGAGTGTTTTGCGAATCGCCATGAACGATTGCGCGATATCCGTCCATCCGGCATCGAACTGCAAGCGGCCTTTGTAGATGACGTTCTGCGCTTTCAAGACCATGCGCGTTTTCACTTCGGGCGAATAGTTGATCGCCGTCAC